TACCGCTTGGCGCACTGCACCAGGCGCGCGGCCTTCGTCTTGTCGAAGTAGATGCGCGGGAAGGCCATGCGCGTGAGCCTGATCCCGTCCTCCACGCTCATGTTCGGCGTGATCGCGACGGTCCAGCCCAGCGCCTGCATGATCTCCTCCGCGCTCTTGCCGGTCTTGAAGTCCTTGTGCCGGCCGTCGTGCGGCAGAAACAGCGTGCCCCAGTTCAGGTTCTTCGCCTTCAGCAGGGCAGAGTAGTGGTCCAGCGTCTTGTGGCTGTCCTCGATGTTCTCGATGACGCGCAGCTCGGAGGCGTGCTTCTGCACCAGGCTGATCGACATCGCGTCGTTCCAGCCCAGGTCGAAGATCACGTGCACCTTGAGCAGCGGGTCGTACGGCACGTTGCAGATCCGCTTCTCTTCGGTGGCTTTCGTCACCTCGTCGTAGTAGATCGCGCCGGTCACCGCGGGCTTGCACTTGCCCTCCCAGATATTCAGGTACTCGGCTTCGGGCAGCGTCGCCTTGGCGTGCAGCCGCTCCTTCTCCAGGACGTCGGGGAACCAGGGATTGTCCGTCCAGTTCATGTCGACGATGATCGCGTCCTCGGGCTGGTTCGTGATGAACCGGTCGTAGGTCTCGTCGGTGTCGAGCTCGGGATTGAAAGTGATCCAGATTTCGGAGCCGGGCTTCCTGATCGTCGGAATCAGCACCGACCAGGAGCGCTTGCTGACGGTCTGCGCCTCCTCGACCCACACGATGTCACAGCCCTCGAAGGACTTGATCGAGTCGACCGTCTGCTCGGACAGGCCCGAGAAGCTGAATTCGGAGCCGTTGGCGCCGCGAATCTCGGTTTCCAGCACCTGGTAGAACCGGGACAGGCCCAGCGCCTCGATCTGGTCCTTGAGCAGCTTGTGCACGGACTGCTTGATCGACTTCTGCACCTCGCGCGTGCATAGTATGCGCAGCTTCGTGGTCGAGCCCAGGATCAGCAGCGCGCGCGCCACGCTCCACGACTTCGCACTGCCCCGGCCACCCTTGGCGCCCTTGTAGCGCGCCTTCTTCGTCAGCAGGAACTGGAGCTTCTCGGGGAAGTCAACGTTCATCGCCCGGCTTCACGAAGTTGATCGACCAGTTCATGTTGACCGGGTTACCGTCCTGGCCGCCATGGTTCAGGTCGACCTTGTCGCCAAACTCCTTGGGCTTGAGCCGCTGCGCGACCTTGATCCGCGTGTCGATGCGCAGCTTGGCCTTCTGGATGCCCTCGCTGCTCATGTCCGCCTTGTCCGCTATCTCAGTGCACTCCTCGATGCCGCAGTACAGCTGCTCGAGCTTGGCGGCCTCGTACATCGTCGCGAAGTCGGCATGCTCAGCCTTCCACCGGAACACGGTGGCCTTGCTCGGCATGCCCTTGCGCTTGCAGATCGTCGCGATGCTGTCGGTCGTTGACGCCATCGCGGCGCAGAAGCTGGCGGCCAGCTCCGGGTCGTAGGTGGTCGTCATGGTGTTCAGTCAAAAAAATGGGCCCGGCTGTTGGAGGCCGGGCCGGAACGTCCTGGTTCGCACCAGGACGGGAGACACGGGAATGCTACCGGTGGTTGACGCGGTTGCGCGCCACACCGCGCTTCTTGCGGGACGCGCGCTGCTGCTGGGCCATCGAGATACCGGCGCCCTTGCGGCCGTAGCGGCTGGCCGACTGAATTGCGCCGCCGAACAGGCTGCGCTTGCCGGTCTTGATCGGGCGCGGCGCGGCGCTGATCAGGGCCGGCTGGTTGGCCATCACAGCAGGCATCGAGCCGGCGCCGAGGATGGCCAGCGTGGCGAGCAGGGCAGAACGACGAAGGGAGCTGAGCATGGAATTCTCCGGAGACGGAAAGCAAAAAGCCCCGCGTCATCGCTGATCGCAGGGCTTCGGTTCGGAGTGGATGCAGCGCTGAGCGTTACATGATCGCCTCCGTTGTGGGTTTGTTCTGACGTGCGAAGGGCTCCCACTGGGAACCCACTGCTGTCCGATCGGAAAATGTTTACAGACGGAATTTACCGCTGAGATTGCGGGCTGTCAACAAATTTCGTTTTGGCATCCACGGGAAAAGAGAGACGTGCGGATTGCGTCGATTAACTCTTGGCACTGCGCCCACACCTTTTCGCACTCGGGAGGCAGCGGCTCCCGCTCACCAATCTCCATGCGCCCGTCCGGATGCAGCAAGATGCGCGGCGGAGGGCGGAACGCTTCAAGCATGACAAGGTGGCGCACGATCGGCGCGATCCGCGCGTTGTATTCCCGATGGCGCTCGACCAACTGCTCGCGCGTCAGCGGGCGCTCTATGAGCATTGAATTCATCCCCGTCTCCCCATGTTCTTGTTGGCCACCGATTCTATCGCAGCCTGGGCCTCGGCCAGCCGCTGATCGTACTCGCGCGTCGGAAAGCCGCAGGCGCCGGCCACGGCCCAGGACTTTGCGCCGACCACGTAGGTCCAGTTGAGCACGCCGCGGTGCATCTCGGGAAGCTGGAGGAAGGCGCTGTTGATCCGCTCGGCGTCCGGCACGTCGATGCGGGTGTTCACCGGCGCCGGCGGGTGTATCTCGCCCGCAGCGTGCTTGCGCATGTTCTCGCAGATGACGCCGGTGATGCAGTTGCCCCGGCCGCCGCCGCGATTGTCCAGGTTGGACCACATGCCCCAGTTCTCCAGCCGGCGGCCGATGCTGCGGCGCTCCTCTATCCGCTCCTCGCGCAGCTCGGGCAACAGGCGACGCTCCGGCGTACGCACCGGCTCGGCCGGCACCTCGTCGAAGTCGTCGACGCGCTCAGTCGGCGCGCCGGCACGCCAGCCGAGGGTGATCTTGGCGCGGCGTTCGGTCAAGCGAAGTCCTCCAGGTCCTGCGCCAGCGGATCCACCAGTACCGGCGCATCCTCGACCACGCGCGCAGGCTGGGCCTGCACCACGGCGCGGTCGGTTTGGACTTCGTCGCGGGCCATCGAGCCGAACAGGGCGGCGAGTAGGGTGCGAGGCGAGATCATGCGGCCTCCTTGTGCAGGGTCTCGGGGAATCGCGACAGATCGACCCGAATGGCCGTTGCGCCGGGCTTGCAATCCTCCGCGCGCGCCATTGGAAAGCGCTCCATCCAGCATTGCAACGCGTATGCCTCGGTGCCAGATTCGGGAACGACCACGAGCGCGCCGGCAACAGTGATCTCGGCCTTCATGCCGCCGCTCCCAGCAGGTCCGCCTGCGGCTGCACCACCGGCAGCGCCGTGATCGTCACCACCACGCGCGCCTCGCCGTCCGGCTCCATGCGCTCACTCGTCAGGCGGCGGACCCACTTGTCGTCCTCGATCAGGATGCCCTTGAGTGAATCCATCACGACCTTGTTCGCGTTGTCCAGGTCGATGCACATCACGGTGTCGTCCCAGGCCTCGCCGAGCTTGCGTTGGCGGGTCTTCCAGTCCTGCGGGCGGTTCGGGTACAGCTTCAGGTCGATCAGCACGCGGCCGGTGATGGGCTTGCTGATGCCCTGGGCAGCACAGCGCGCCGCGGCTTCCGCACGGTACGCGCGGCCTTCCTTCGTCGGCAAGATGGCCAGGTGCGTCTTCATCTTCACCGGCATCCAGTAGCGGTTCACCGAGAGCGGATAAGGCAGCGTCAGCTGGATCGTGTTCATCGTTCAGGTTCTCCCGTTGTCGTTATGGCCGCCCGGGCTGGCCGGGCGGGGTGGTGGTTATTCGCAAAGTCCGTACGCAGACGAGCAGGCCGTTGGCTCGTCGAGGGGAGTGAGCAGCGAGTACTGCCGTCCGCCGCGAGTGGTCTTGGACCATTCGACCCGCTGCCAGATCGACTGGACATCGCCGGAGTGGAGAAACGAGGCGCGCCCCGGACGACTTGCAAGGTTCACCCGGGCTTCCCAGTCGGAGATGCGCTGAATGTGCTCAGGGAACCGCAGTGCGATCGCGCGCAGCTCATCTTTGCCAACGTTCACGCACGGCATGCAGCCGACCCGGCCCATCCCTTGGCGGTAGAGCGGATTCGGCTGGATGCCCTTGTCACGGCAGTATGCGAAGACGTCGTCAGCAGTCCAGGCGGCGATCGGACGGTATGCCCACATGTTGGGCGCCAGGCGCTCCAGCGAAGGTACGTTCGCCCGCCGCATAGATTCGTCGCGGCGCACGCCCTGCCAGCTCACGACTATGTTGCCTGCGTCGGCCAGGTCGAGTTGATACTCGACAGCCAGGTTGCGCTTGAGCTCCTCGGTGCAGAACTGTCTGCCGTGCGATGGGAATATGCCCTTTAACATGCACAAGTCCAGGAATGGATTCCCGGTCGGGTACATCACTTCAGCGGCCTGAGCGGCTCGCTCCGGCGTCCACGGGAACTTGGCGGACGGCTTGTAGTCCGGAGCGCCGCCTGCGATAGCCAGAAGTCGCTCACGGTGTATCGCCATGCGCTCCGTGAAGTCAGCCTTCAGGCGCTCGATGCGAACACCGGTCGCTTGCTCCAAGTAGCCCACGTATGCGTAGGTCGCCTCGTGCTCATTGCCTGTGTCGCAGAAAATGCCGCGAACGCGATCTTCGCCGAAGCGCTCAACGGCCAGCAGCAACGTGGCCGCGCTGTCCTTCCCACCCGATACCGATACGATGTGAATGATGCTCATGTGTTGTCCAATCGCTATGCGCTCGCGCGCGAAATGGTCTCAGGCTTGCTCTTCCGCCATCTGCCGCTGCATGCTCCTCAGCAGCATCAGGTCCATCTTCTGCCTCAGCTCGGCGACGCGTTGCACGTGCGCTGCGATGAGCGCGGTTTCCTGTGGAGTGGTCTGGCGGCTCATGCGCGCCTCCCGTCTGCAATTTGATGAACCTCGGCGCTCGGCAGCAGAACGTCCGCGGCCGACCTCATGCCTAAGATCGGCGCCGTCGTACCGCCCAGGCGCACCAAGTTGGCTTTGCGCTCGTCGCCGACCAATATGGGTGGGTTCTGGCGGAAGCCCTGCTGGCTGTTGTGCGCGTTCGCCATGCCGATCAGGACCGGCGGATATTCCGGCGTCTCGTCGCGCATCCTGTAGCCGCGGTAACGGTTCTCGAACTCCTTGGCGACGAACGGCCATTCCTTGTCGTCCTTGCTGCCGATGTACACCCAGCCGCCCATGTCGGCGATTACGCGATGGATAACCGGGTCATCAAATACGACGCACTGGTACGTCCCGACACGGCGCACGGCCTGGTTGACCTTCGACCACGCGACTGCGGCTTGGTCATCGGTGCGGCCCTGCGTGACCTTGGCGACGTCGGCGATCTTCGGCATAAACTGGCCGGTGTCCGGGTTGCGGACGTGCGCCCACAGCGCCTTCTGCACGGCTTGCAGGTCGTACTCGCGCAGGCCGTTCCAGTACAGGTCAACAACGTTCTCGGACAGCTCGCGGCCGTAGTAGTCGGCCACGGCCAGCAGGGTCTTGGAAAATGCGGGCAAATCGGAATCAACCATGGTTCTGCTCCTGTCGTTTCTTTTCGAGCCAGGACTCGATGTTCTGAGCCGTCGCCTGGCCGGCCTTCGTCAACTGCGATGGACCAGCAGGAGCAGGGCCGGCGCGCTGGTCGCGCAGCACCCAGTCGGCCTCGAAGCCAGCCCAACCCCGCGTGCAGCAGATCGACAGGGCGGCATCCAGCGACAGGCCGGCCTTTACGGCTTCGGAGGCAATGGCCTTCAGGACGGTCGAGGTGACGGCCGCGCGCTTGGTTTTGCGAAGCGTCAGCCAGTCGGCAGTGGTCTGCGAGGAAACGCCGAGGGCGAGAAGTTCGGCAGAAGGGTCGAACGTCGGCGCAGCCGGCGCTTTAGTTTTTGACCTTGGTTCTTTCTTCTCTTCTCTACTCTTCTCTTCTCTGGGCGTGACATGGTGTGACGTGTCGTGACTTGACGTGACAGTTGTCGCCTCGCCATCCTTTGCACTGTCACGCTCACGTTGTGCACGCTTGCGTTCGGCGGCCGTGTTGTCTTCGCGCTCGCGCTTCGGCTGGCGAGCGTCCCAGCGAGCGACGCGACCACTGACCAGCAGGCCGCGGCCTTCCATTGCCTCGAGGATGCGTGCGGTGGTGCCGTCTTCGGCGCCCAATAGGAAGTCAGTCGTTTCGTGGTCGATCTCGTCGACCTGACCGCGATCGGCATTGGCGCTCGCAAGCTCGAGCACCAGGGCCCATACCGCGATGACGTCGCCGACGCGCGCGCCGGCCTTCTTGGCCACCAGGCCGAACTTCGGGTCGTTGACGCTGCCGTGGTGCCAGCGGAACCAGTCGATGCCGTTTGCCATCGTCAGCGCTCCCTGACCAGGCTCAACTGGCACCCGTGCGCCGTCGCAACCTCAACGGCACCAGCCGGCGCAGAATCAACGCTGAGGGAGTGCATGCCCGACGCGGCAGGCGAAAAGGAAGTGGTCATGGCGGCGACACCTCCAGCTGCTGCACCTGGTTCCCGTCCAGGCGGGAACGCTCGATGCGCTGCCTGTGCCAGCCGTTCTCGAAATCCTCGATGGCCGCGGCGCCGGGGTTCATGTTGTGCGCCGTGATCGGCAGGCCGTCGTCATAGGTCTGGGCGCCGCAGTCTTCCCAGAACTCGGGCGTGATGAGAGGGAGGGAGAGGTCCATCAATCCCCCTTCTGCTCGGCTTGGCGATATTTCGCGACCGCCTCGGCTAGCTCGTTGCCGCTCTGCTTGAGGTGGCCAACCGCGCGCGCCTTCTCTTCCGGTAGTGCAGCCTGCGCAGCCTTCCGGCGATCAACCCAGTTGCAAGCCTTGGCGATCACCTTCGTCGCCGCCTTGCTATCGAGTGCATACGTCATGGTTCAATTTCCTGTTCTGCTCGGCTCGAGGCCGGGCTCGTTCGTGTCTCGTGGCGCAGTCGGAACCCGTTAAAGGTTCCTCCGCACAGCCTTCGCGCTACCTGCGCGGCCCGCCAGCCGACCAGGACCCGGACAACCTCGGGATTCCCGGCCGCGCGGCGGGGTCGTACCATGCGTGCGCACGGCGTTGTTGCTGAGGCCGCGCAAAAAAGTGCTGCGCGCCATGCCGAAGGCCTGGCAGATGCGGTCCAGCCCGGACAACTCGGCTGGGTTGAACAGCACCTCGACGGTTTCGGTGCGAGTTGCGGGGTTGTGGCTCATGGTGTTTCTCCTTGGTGATGCGGATTACGAGGGTGGTGGTGCTGGTGCAACTGCCTGTTGGCAACTTTTTGGGCGACAAAAAAGCCGCGGGTTACTGCGGCTGGGATTCGGTAGGGGGCGGCGCGGTCGAAACGTTGTATTCCGCTGCCAGCCTCTCTAAGCCGCTGATGACCTGGTAGGACGGGCGCTTCGTTCCGGCTTTACCGGTGGCCATATCGCTGACGGTCGGCTGCTTTAAGCCAAGCGCTTGAGCGATCTGGGTCTGGGTGAGCCCAGCGCGCTGGAGCTCCGAGAGGGTGTGGGGAATGTTCATGAGCCAAAGTATAGGAACTCCGATTTTATTTGTCAATCGGGATACCGATTTAATGCCATCCGATAATATCGGTATGTCTATAGGATCAAGAATCAGAGAGGCGCGTCGTGCTGCAAAGCTGACGCAAAAGTAGCTCGCCCAAAAGGTGGGCATGGCTCAGGCATCGCTATCGGAGCTCGAAACTGGAGAGTCGCAGAGCACGACCATGATCGGGTCGTTCGCGTCCATTCTTGGCGTGAGCGCGCTATGGCTCGAGACAGGGAAGGGTTCTATGGCGCTCGATGCCCAGGCGTCAGTTGAGTCAGCGGCGCCGTTCGTCGAGGCTGACGGTGAGGTTGCTGGCGCAAGGCCTGTGCGCGCCGGCGAGGGTGAGACGGTCGCGATCCCGCGCGTCAAGCTGCGCCTGCGCGCTGGCGTGGCCGGGTTTGACACCGAGCCGGACCTGGCCGGCGACGGACACGAGCTCATCCCGCGCGACCTGCTTGTCATGCTGCAGCTCAAGCCAGAGAACTTGATGGCGATGCGAGTGCGCGGCGAAAGCATGGAGCCGATGATGTTCGAGGACGACGTCGTTATCGTCGACAAGACGGACAAAAAGCCGATCAGCAGAGAGATTTACGCCCTGAATTTTAACGGCGAAGCATGCATTAAACAGTTGGTGTTGCGCGGGAATGAATGGTATTTGCATTCGCTTCACCCTGATCATGGGCCGGTAAATGTGAAGAGCGGGCAATGCAGTATTGTCGGGCGCGTCGTAATTCAGCCGACAAGGGTTTTGACTGGGAGACTTTAATTGAGATTGTTACTACTTATCGCAGTAGCTTTGTTAGCCGGGTGCGCATCGAGCTCGGGCGTATTTAAATCAGGGCCTGATACCTTCACCGTCACCGCGACTGCGTCACCAGGCGCAGGCGGAAGCTCCAAGGCAAAATCCACCGCGTATGCGGATGCCACGGCAGAGTGCGCAAAACATCAAGCGTCCGTCGATGTTGTAGCTGAGAAGGTCTCGTCTCCAACCTGGACGGATGGCATGCACACGGTCGATTTAACATTCAAATGCAAGGCCAATTCATGAGAAAGATAATCGCTATGATTACGGTTGCGTTATCTGGCTGCGCAGCCAATTCCGGAGTCGTGGCAACTGGCGCAGATACTTATTTTGTCTCGCGCCAAGCTGCGACAGGTATTACCGGGATGGGAAATTTGAAAGGCGAGGCCCTAGGAGAGGCTGGGCAATTCTGTAGCGCCAAGGGGAAAGCACTTCAAGTCATATCGCAGAGCGATACCAAACCGCCATATATCCTCGGCAACTACCCCAAAACCGAGCTGCAGTTCAAGTGCAGCTGACCTAGTAGGAAGTCGTCCACGCCAAGCCCGCCGCGAGCGGGCTTTTTTGCATCCCGCAGCCTGCCCGGCGAGACCCAAATGTTCGGCTGGCGATATTTTTTCGCATAAATATCGGTAAACCTATTGACTTGGAATATCGGTAGACCGATAATAGCTCCATCGCAACCGAGCCCAGCAGGGCCGACGACTGGAGAGCACGATGGACATCTTCACCCCGCGCACCAAAGCCAAAGCCCCGCTGACCCGGCTCGATTACGCCGTCGGCGCCGTGACGATCATCGCCGCCATCGCCGTGGCCCTGATCGTGTTCGCAGCTCGCGGAGGCCTGTGATGCGCGACTTCCCCTACGACGCCGAAGCCCGCGAAGACCAGGTCTGCCAGCTGATCGACGCGCGCACCAAGGCCATCCGCCTGGACATCCTGACCGGTCGCGAGTCGACCACGAGAGCGGTGCTGGAACGTCTGGACATCGACGCTGACGAAGACGAGGCACGCATGGTCATGTGGAGGGCTGTCGTTTGCGGCTCCAGCGCGGTTGGGGCTGAGCACGCGGAGGCTGTGGCGCACGCCATCTTCAAGGAAGCCGAGGCGCTGGCCGAGGCCGACGTTGCCGAGATGGAGCGCAGCCGCGAGCAGTCCCGTGACGAGTGCCGTATTGCCCGCGCCGAGTGCGATCGGGCGGTTTGCTGAGGAGAGAGTGATGAGCAACGCAGCGGCACCTGATCGGATCGTTGTTGATGGCGTGGCGTACGTTCGTGCCACTGCGCCGGCCGCGCAGCAAGCGCCCATGCGGAAACCCCAGCCGCGCACGGTCGAGCGGAAGTGCGCATGGTGCAAAGGGCCATTCCTGGCGCGCGCCGCCGACGTTAAGCGCGGCTGGGGGAAATTCTGCTCCAAGTCGTGCAAGGCCAGTAAGCAGGAGAAGCGCACTGGTCAATACCGCGCGATCAGCGAACAAGCGCGCGGTGAATTCAGCGACGCTCACCTCTTCAGCAACGAGGAGCACGACTGCAACAAAGATTGAACCGAAGCGGCGCGTCTCGGAGCACAACACGCGCCTTGCCCTGATCTCGGGTAAGGAAATTGAGGGAGTGGGATCTCAAATGCCCTGACAGCCTGGAATAGACAGGCACCGAACAACAACCGCCGGCGGCGCCGGCCAGAACGAGGAGCAAGGGATGGGAGAAGTCGCAGAAATGATGTTGGACGGGACGCTGTGCGAAGGCTGCGGCGTCTTCCTGAACGCGGAGGCGCCGGGCTACCCGTGCTACTGCGGCAGCTGCGCCGGCGAGCGCAAGACGGTGCGCAAGGCGGCCAATGTCGCTGCCAACCAGAAGATGCACGCCGAGCAGAAGAAGATCCCGTGCACGATCTGCGGTCGCAAGGTGAAGACCATCGGCATGCCGAACCACATGAAGGACGCACACCCGGCAGGTGCCCAATGACCGCCGCCCGCATCGTGCGCCGCCAGGAGCAGGCCGAGCCTGTCGAGCGCGATCCGATCGGCTGGCTGCTGTTCTACAAGATGGACTGGTGCGAGCGTCACCCGGGCCTGATGTTCCTGGTGATCGGCGGCCTGATCCTGCTGGAAGCGGTGTTCGAGGGGATGTTCCCGTGATCAGGTTCGTGATTCAGCAGTACCGGCATGCCTGCCGGGCCGGGCTCCGGCGTCAGGCGATTTCCCGCGCAGTGCGCACCTATTTCAAAGGATTCGAATAATGAGCAACGCCCTCGCCATCGTCACCGGCGCCATCCAGGAAGCGCGCGACGATTTCTCCCGCGTGCTGGTCGACCGCAGCATCAGCTTCGAGCGGGAGTCCGGCTTCGCGATCCAGATCCTGCAGAACAACGACTTCGCGATGAAGATCGCGATGGGCGCCAAGCCGTCGCTGATCGCCGCCATTACCAACATTGCGGCCATCGGCATCAGCCTGAACCCGGCGCGCAAGCAGGCCTACCTGGTGCCGCGCGGCGGGAAGATTTGCCTGGACATTAGCTACGTCGGCCTGCTGGACATCGCGATCGCCTCGGGCTCCATCCTGTGGGGCCAGGCTGAACTGGTGCGCGAGAACGATGCCTTCCGCAAGGTCGGCATGGACAAGCAGCCCGTGCACGAGTTCGAGCCCTTCGGGAAGAACCGCGGCGACATCGTCGGCGTGTACGTGGTGGTGAAGCTGCACAACGGCGACTACCTGACCACCACGATGGACATCGACGAGGTGTACAGCATCCGTGACCGCTCCGAATCGTGGAAGCGCAACGGCGGCGGCCCGTGGAAGACCGACGAGGGCGAGATGATCAAGAAGACCGTCATCCGCCGCGCCTACAAGCTGTGGCCGAAGACCGAACGCCTGGACAACGCCATGGAGCAGCTGAGCCAGAACGGCGAGCGTCTGGTCGACATCAACGACCGGCCAGCCGACTGGATCGACGTGGCGCCGATGATCGCTGACGCACTGGCCACGCGCACCGATGCGGAAGCGCTCACGTACTGGCGCGAGAACAACGGCAAGCTCGCGCGCCAGCCGCAGGGCCACAAGAAGCTGAAGGATGCGATCGCCTCGCACCGCCAGGCGCTGCGCGATGCTGCTGATGACGCGCGCACGATCGACATGGAGCCGGCCAGGCCGACTGGCCGCGCCGCGCCGGCACCGACGGCCGCCGAGATGCCGCCGATGATGTCCGAAGAGGACGCTGACTTCCACCGCACCGCAGGAGCGCAAGCATGAAATTCGTCGAATGCCCGCAAGGCACGCCTCAATGGTTTGCCGCGCGCTGCGGCAAGATCACCGCCAGCGAGTTCGCGAACGCTGTCTCGACGGTCGGCGGCCTGACCGAGCAGCAGGAAAAGTATGTCGCGGCGATCCGCGCCGGCGCTGACCAGAAGGCCGCGCTGGCCGAGGCCGGCTACAAGGCTGCGCCCACCGCTGAATGCGTGAAGCGCGCGTTGGCTGGCGAGGAGACTGCGCAGCCGTCCGACACCGCGAAGCGCTACGCCGCCGACCTGGCGATCGAGCGCATCAGCGGCCAGCCACACGGCGAGCCGCCGAAGGCCTGGGTACTCGAGCGCGGCCACGAGATGGAGACTGCCGCGCGCCGCATCTACGAGGGTCGTACTGGCGCCTTCGTGACCGAGGCAGGCATCTGCCTGACTGACGACGGCACCTTCGGCTACTCGAGCGATGGACTCGTAGACGACGACGGCCTCATCGAGATCAAGGCGCCGATCGACAGCATCAAGATCATGCACATCCTGGCGACCGGCGACACGTCCGAGTACGACCACCAGATGCAGGGCGGCATGTGGATCACCGGCCGCAAGTGGGTCGATTTCATCATGTACGTGCCGGACCTGGCCGCCGTTGGCCGCGACCTCTACGTGAAGCGGGTGCTGCGCGACGACGCCTTCATCGACGCGATGGTGCAGCGCCTGTGCGCGTTCGACGCCCTGGTCGGCCAGTATGAGGCGGTGCTGCGCGGGCCGCAGGACGACGTCGTCGATGCGGAATTCGACCCGGACTTTCAGGAAGCGGTAGCCGCGCCGGCAACCGCCACGATTCTGCCGCTGATCGTCGAGCCCGCGCCGGCGCCGGTTGAGCGGGCCGCGCCCAGCATGCGCCTCGGCCAGATCAGCGAGCGCCTGGGCTTCGACGTGCGCGCCGACTTCCTCGCGCGCCTCGGCTTCGCGCCGGCCGCGACCGACAAGTCGGCCAAGCTTTACCACGATGCTGACTTCCCGGCCATCTGTGCCGCGCTGATTCGTCACATCACGGCGGCGCAGCAGGCGAGGGCAGCGTGACCGGCCAGACGCCCTGCCGCTGGACCGCGATCCGCTGCCGCGAGCCCGCGTTTCAGCAGTTCCTCGGCGTCCAGGACCACGAGGCGGCCGCCGCGCGCGTGCGCGAGCTGTGCGAAGTCGGCTCGCGCGCCGAGCTGGACCGCGACGCGGCCGCACAGGCGCGCTGGGACGAGCGGATCAGGAAAGCGTTTTTGCGGTACCAGCGGCAGCCATGATCCGCGCCTTCGCCAACGGCACGTGGTTCTTTGCCGAGCCAGCCACGCGCGAGTGCTTGGGTTGCATTTTCAACAACGAGCGCAGCAAGGTGTGCAAGCAGGCCGGCGAAGCAGCGGCAGCAGCAGGGATGCCCGATTGCGAGGCCAGCGGGCCGGGCGCAAAGAGCTACATCTACCGGCTTGACCTGAGCGGCGGGCGGCAGATGGATTTACTTGAAGACGTGAAAACCCAATAAACGAGAGAGACATGAACCCCCAAGACCTTTGCAACCACACAAAAATCCGCCTGATCGCTGCGGCGCTCGGCCACCAGCAGTGCACGAAGACGGAAGCTTGCCTGATCCCGCTGCCGGGCACGGAGCGTGTGATCGCGATCGGCACGGCGGAGCGGGTGCGGGAGCTGCTGCCTACCATGGCAGACAGCTTATCTGCCAACCCCGACGCCCTGGCACGCCGCGCCCCTGCGCCTGCCGATGAGCGCGCGCTGGCTGAATGGATCGCGCGTGAAATGCCTGCCGGGACTGTGATCGGCGACCCGGCATGGTGGGCGGCCCGTATTGCCCGTGCCGCCCATCAGGCCGCGCCAGCCGAAGAATCCACAAATTTGGGCGGCGAGGCGACATCGTGAAAGTGCCGCCACTATCTCAAGACGATCTGAAAGCGAGGCTTTTGTACGACCGAGAAAGCGGCATGTTCTCTTGGATCGGCAAGCCGGGGAAAGAGGCTGGGAGACGCAACCAACGCGGTTATCTACGAATTCAGGTCAACGGCCGGACGTATCAAGGGCACCGACTGGCGTGGCTTTATGTGAATGGCGAAGATCCTGACGGCCATGTTGATCACATCAACGGAGATCCGCGTGATAACAGGATAGAGAACCTGCGAGTTTGCTCATCAAGAGCAGACAACATGGCAAACCAACGCCTGAGAACTGACAACACGACCAGCGCAAAAGGGGTAATGAAAACTTCTTTGGGCCGGTTTCGAGCACGGCTTTATGCGGATAAAAAATCCTACGACGGCGGGTGCCATGACACGGTCGATGAAGCCGCCCACGCATACAACAAACTGGCAATCCAACATTGCCGTGAATTCGCTGTCCTGAACCCGATTGGAGCAGATAAATGAACGAGAAAAATAGTGTGGCACAGCCATCAGCAGCGCCGGGCGGCTATAAGTTGGTGCCGGTCGAGCCTACGCAGGCCATGTTCGACGCCGCGAGGACATCGGCTACCGGGAGCAGTACGGAGAAGATTCTGATGGCCAGCTACTGGCGGAATATGGTTGCCGCCGCGCCGACCAGTGACCAGCCAGCACAGCCATCAGCCGCGCCGGTAGCGCAGGCCGAGCCGGAGCACTTTTACACGTTCACGAGGCCGAAAGGCTGGGTCAGCTTGACGGGCCAAAGCTGGGAAGAATGGACGCGCTCACAGGGAATTCCAACCACGCAGGGCTGGAAGGTCTATGGCTGCGCCGCTCCCACTACCGCAGCACCGGCCACCACCAGCACCCCGCAAGCGCCGACCAGTGACCAGCAGGCCGGTGCAGTGGATCACGGAATCAGCGTTGTCTACGCATGGCTACAAAGAGCGTCGCACTGCGGTTTGCCTGAAGTAGAAGACGGCGCACGTACTATGATGGCGTACTACCAAGGCGCAGAGTTCCCCGAGCCTGGCGCTCCTGCTGCCATCGAGCAGGCCGGTGCGCAGCCGGTGGCGCTGATTGTGGCGACCGAAGTCAACAGTGAGTCCATAGCGGTTGCGGTCCACCTCAAGCACGGCGATTGCACCACGGTCGTGTATAGCAGAAACCACGCGCTCAACGGCGGGACCATCGGCACCGAATTGCTACTGGTCTCGTTGGTCGCCGCTCCTACGCCTGCTACCGATCAGGATGCACTCGAACCCGTCGAAGGTGACTTGCTGCCGCCAGTCGGATCAAAGGTGCTGATCCACCTCGCAAGCCAAGACGCATGGGTAGAGCACACCGTTACGGGCTACTACGTGTGGCCTGCACTCAAGCATCAGGTCTACGAAGGGCAAAAGGACGCACATCGGGTTTTCGTGCGCGTGAAGGACGCCAACGGCTACGGTAACGCACGCTTGTTGTCCGGCGTGAGGCTGGCCGCTACTCCTGTCACCGACCAGCCCAAACAGGGAGATGCGTGATGGGATTGCCTTACGAAAACGCAACCAGCGGTACCGGAGCGCTCGAAGAAATTGCCAAAGTGCTGAAGCGCTTCGGCTGCACCCGCTTTGGCACGATGACCGACAGCGAAGCTGGTGAATTGATCGTGCAATTTACCGCGCGCGGCCGCGATATCAGCGTGAAGGCGAGTGTGCGCGGGTACGCGGCCGCATGGCTGAAAGAGCACCCGTACGGGCCGCGCATCCGTGTAACAAAGGTGGCTCACGAGCGGCGCGCCATGGAGCAGGCGGAAATCAGCGCCTGCAGCATCCTGCGTGACTGGATCAAGGGTCAGATCACTGCTGTCGAGGTTGGCTTGGTCAGCTTCGAAGGTGCATTCCTGGGACAGATCCTTCTGGCGAATGGCAAAACCGTGATGGACCATACCGAAGAAGCTGGGCTGCTGCGGATTGCCAACCAAGGAGCGGGGAAATGAGCGCCATCATCAGCGCATGCGGCCAGTACCGCTACATGCTCTCGCGCCCCGGCGACATGACGGCTACGCGCGGCCTGGCCCTGTTCATCATGCTCAACCCGAGCACGGCAGATTCCGAACTCGATGACCCGACGATTCGCCGCTGCCGTGGCTTCGCGCAGACTTGGGGCTGCAATGGGATTCAGGTTCTGAACCTGTACGCGCTACGCTCCACGGACCCGGATGCTCTTTGGGAGCACGCCGATCCGGTAGGGCCAGAGAATGACGCATGGCTGTCGCGCCTCGCGCTCGCGGCCGATGAGGTTGTCTGCGCCTGGGGCGTGAACGCGCAGCCGGCGCGCGCGCGAGAAGTCTCCGCGATGCTGGCCGAGCACGGCGTCCGCTTGAAATGCCTCGGCACCACGAAGAGCGGCGCGCCGCGTCACCCCCTTTACGTGCGCGGCGATCAGACGCTCATTGACTGGAGCGCATCATGAACCCCTCCATCGCAATTTGGCTGTGGTGGCTGATGTGCACCACGGCGCCGAGCGTCGAGTGCACCAGGTGCGGCGGCCGGCACCCGCTGAGCCGGTGTCCGTGGCCGGTGGTCGAGCAGGAAAGGCACTGAACATGGAACAGATCGAACGCGGGCAAGACCGTCGCCAGGAGCAGGCGCTGTTCTACGACGCCATCAGCGATCGGCGGCGGAAGCGCTACGACCGGCGCGGGCATGTCGTCCCCGCTTTTCCGGGATCGGTGCGCCCGGGTTTCGCGGAGGCGCCGCCGCCGGTCGAGCGGCGCAGGGCTCCTGAGTCAGGGATGGAGTAGAGGAGGAATAATGCAAGGACAGAAAATTCAATCACGGTACATCACCCTGCAGGAATGGGCCGCCATGATGTTCTCGAAGATTCCGCATGAGAACACTTTGCGTCGCTGGGTGCATGATGGGCACATTCAGCCGCAGCCTAAGAAGGTAGGCAAGTCCTGGCAAGTGAAGCGCGACGCGCAGTACGTGGAGTGATATGGGAAGGCAGAGACTAGTGAAGAACAGGGCTTTGCCGCCCAACCTCTACGTCAATTCGGCGGGCTACTACTCCTACAAGGACCCGCAGACCAAGCGGCAAAAGGGGCTCGGCAGGGACCGGCCCAAGGCCATCCAGGCGGCGAAGCAGGCCAATGCAGCCCTTGCTACGCGCGAGGAATCGTCGCTGGTCGATTGGGTGCTCGGCAAGGCCGATTACACCCTGGCCGAATGGCTGCCAGTGTATCGCGAACTGTGGGAGGCCGAAACCAAGCCATCAGAGAGCACCCTGACCGGCGCGAAGAACCTGCTGCGACGACTTGGTGAGGCCGATATCGGGAACATGCGAATGAGGCACATCGAGACCGTGCACGTTGCGACGTTCCTGGGCGCGTTCGCGAAAGAGAGCGGCGCCGGCATCGGGCGCAACATGCGGTCGAAGCTGAACGACATATTCAGGTGGGCGGAAACGCAGGGGGTAATCGATGTGGGCCGAAACCCGGTCGCAGCGACGTTCAACCCAGAGTATAAGGTGAAGCGCGAGCGGCTGAGCCTGGAACAGTTCTGGCTCATTCATGCGCAGGCCAGCACATGGGCGAAAAACGCGATGATGCTCGCCCTGGTCACCGGGCAGAGGCGCGACGACATCGCCAACATGAAATTTGCCGACTACAAGGACGGTTACCTTCATGTTGCCCAAGGGAAGTCAGGTGGCGAGACGAAGTTGCAGCTCGACGGGGCGATCAAGCTGACGAAGGTCGGCCAATCCATTGGCGATGTGGTCGCCGGATGCCGTGACCTGATCGTGAGCCGGCATCTCGTCCACCATACCGAGCGGGTGGCGACGATCAAGCCAGGTGACAAAGTGCGCGCAAACGGCCTTTCCGATGCATTTAAGGCGGCGCGCGAGAAGGCCAAGATCGAGGCATCGGGAGGCCGCACGCCTCCGTCATTCCACGAGATCCGCAGCCTGGCCGAGCGACTTTACAAGGAAGAGTTCGGAGCCGATTTTGCGCAAGCCATCCTCGGCCACAAGAGCGCGCAGATGACCGCGAAGTACGACGATTTGCGCGGCGGATGGAAGACTGTACGAGCGAAGTGAATTCGTAAAATTTTCAACGAATTTCTGTAAAAATCACGGACCGCCTTTAGGTACGGGCGCGGTTTAAGACTCGGATAATTACATCTGAACCTTTTGTCGAAAGGCATTTTTCATAGGTAAATCAGTTACATAGGGGTGGAAAGTTGGTGTCGCCATACCGACAATTTCCCACTTTTGCACTCCAATAAAATCAATGACCTACAACTGTATTTTCGTAGGATCGGGAGCTGGTTTTGGCGGCGCTGGCACGATAACCAATACGCCGTCGACCACGTACATCAGCAGCTCGGGCCCGGCGGGCGTCAGCACGTGGAATTCCATCACGCGGCCTTTGCATGCTCCGGGTCCCAATGCGAGCCGCCACCCAGCCTCACCCCCGCCCACATCAGCCAGCGCCGCCAGGCCGGCACACCGGTGACCGCCGAGGCCTCGCGCAGCACCGCATCCGCCGTCGCGCGGTCGACTAGGTGCGTGCTGTAGAGGTAGTCGTGCACGATAGCCGCCAGGCTGGCCGTATCGCCGCACAGGTCGTAGACGAGCGGGATGCGCGGCACGCTGGCCAGGTCGGTCTGGAAGCCGGCCGGCACGGCGATCACGCGCTGGGCAACATCCGACAGGTAGACCACCGACTGAACCACGATCCACTTGCCGTCATCCTGGTCGGTGGCCGGCGCGAGCGCGCCGCGCTGGACGAAGCGGCTCACGACTTCGCCGCCGACGGGGTGCTTGGCGCAGCCTGCAGCGGACCGCACAAGGTCTGCACCGCCGGCTGAATCTCCGGATGGCGCTGGATTGCCGAATACGGCAGGTCGCACAGCGCGACCTTCTGGGCCTGGACGACGGTATCCGCCGCGGCGTGCGCGCCGGTGACAGCCACGGTGCCGTAGCCCTGGATAGCCTGCTGCACGCTGGCGCAGCCGGAGATGGAGGCAGCCAGCACCAGGCCGGCCGCAATGATGAGCAGCTTCTTCATGGGGAACATCCTCTTGTGGTTGTAGCGCCATGGCCGGTGGCGCGAAGGTGCTGGCCTATCGACCGGAGCCGATGTATCGCTGGTACGCCGCGATCCAGTTGCTGGAGACTGCGGCCTGCGCCTCGGCCAGGGTGAGTCGACCGGAGCACACGGCGCGGTGCAGCCAGTTCTCTAGCCTGTCCTTCGCATGCGCGCCGTACGGGCCATCCCAGGGCTGCGGCCACAGGTTGCGCGGGTCGGTTGGGTGGCCGCCGATCTCGAGGCTGATCAGGTGGTCCTCTTCAAACGTGCGCGCACCCTGTGGGCTGGCGTAGGCGCCTGAAGTGAGCTGGGCAGTCTTGAGCTTGTTGGTGTAGCTGGCCGGTGGCCGGATTGTCTTCGTCCAACCAGGCACGCAGATCGTGGTGGCGATGTTCTCCTGCGTGATGGCCGGATTGACTGCGCCAGGTGTCGCGATGGCGTCGGGCAGCTCCCATGCGAAGGCGGGCGCGGCGACGAGCAGGAGGAGGGTGAGAAGGGCTCTCATGGGTGCACCTGATCGTAGAACGCGAGGTTTCGCGCGCGCATGATGTCGAGCAGCTTCTGCGCGTACTCGGGATCGGTCGCATAGCCAGCCGCGGCGACGGCGCGCGCCCAGCCGGCGCCGGTCGTCTCCTTGCGGCAGGCGGCATAGCGCGGGCTCGCCAGCAGGAACTGCGCGTGGTCGACCATGCTGTCCAGCCAGCTCGAGTAGCGGCGGAACTTCGCGGTGATGGCGATGCTCTGGCCCTGCGCGACCTCGTGCGTCGGTACGTCGACAGTTGCGCCCTTCCAGCCGGCATCCGCCTTGATGCCGAAGAGGTTATTGCCCGGCGCGCGTGAGCCCCACGAGGATTCGAGCGCAGCCTGGGCCAGCGTGAGCGATGCAGGGATGCCGGTGCGGCGCTGGCAGTCCTGCGCAGCGGCGGCAAGCATGCCGAGGAAGGCGCTAGGCGGCATGGTCATCCTCCTTCGGCGCTTGCTCGAGCGGATCTGGCGGCATGTTCAGCTTCTGGTTCGCCATCGATTCCAGCTTGAACAGCGCGCGGCTGCCCATGTGGGCTGTGATACCGGCCAGGGCGTATTTCATCGGCGCACCAGTGCCGATTGAGTCGCAAAGGTTCGCCACGACGACGCCGGTGAAGCCCGAGATGACCAGTTCGCCGACCAGCTCGGTGATGTTGAAGGCGCGTACATGGCCATCTTTCATCTTGCGGTAGAAGGATGCTGCGCCACCCCAGAGCGAGAGGCCGATCAGCAAGGCCCAGCTGAGCATCGCGTCGAGGTCGAAGCCGCTGCCGGGCTGCGGGTTTGATGGATTCATGGTGTCCTTTCAGGAAAAGAAAAGGCCACCTCGTGGGTGGCCTATAATTGTTGGAACTACAAGGGGACAGCTATGCACTACGATCCGATTCAACTCGGCGCGATGATCGCCTACGTCATCAACGCCTGGATCTACTCGCGCCGGAAGTGATCAGCGGTTTTGCCCGTCTTGCTGCAAGAGGAAAGGCGGCAGCGCCATCGCCGGGTTGAACATGGGCGGTCGCGCCGGCATGGTGGCAAGATTCGCCGGCACATTCATCGCCTGGCCCGCCTTCATGCCGATCACGATGTTCTGCGCCGCCGGTTGCACCGCGGACCCGAGCACGGGGATTTTCGACAGCAGCGCGCTGTTTGCGATCCGGTCGAGCAGCATCGCCCCCGCGGTGCCCGCCGTATTCGAGTTGTTCACCGCCGAGCCTGTCGGCTGGAACTGCTCGTAGCTCGCGACGCGCCCGATCGCCTTCATCTGGTGGATCTCGTCCGGCTGGAAGAACAGATTGAGCTTGCGGTCGCCGATCGCGGCCAGCGCCTTGTTGTAGTTCGACTGGCTGAAGTTGCCCACCTCGTCAGCCGCGCCCCCCAAGGCCTTCTGCTTCAGGTAGCCGGCAATCTGCTGCCGCACCGCGCTCATCGCTTCCGGGTGGCCTCCGATCTGGTTGCGGAGCTGGGCCACGCTCATGACACTGGCGCCGCTGCCGTTCCCGACGATGAACTGCCGCACGAACTTGTCGGGCTCGATGCCGTCGCGTACCGCCTGCAGTGCGGGCGTGCTCTCGACGGTCTGCATCCAGGCTCGGTTTGCGGCGCGCGCGCGGCCGAAAGCGTCGACCGCATCCTGACCGAGGTTCGCTGTGGGCGCGGCGCCGGCCAGGCCGCCGGGCGCGGTCATCTGGTTGCCGCCGAACGGCGCTGCCGGTGCGCCCTGGCCGAGCAGTGGCGTTTCGTCAAGCGCCTGGCGCACCAAGCCCAGCGCAGTGCGGACGTTGCCGTCGTTGCTGTTGCGCTGAATATTGCCAATGCCAGTCTTAAACTGCTCGGCGATGTCGACGTTCAGCGGAATCTGGCCGCTCGCGAAGCCGTTCAGCTTGTTTCGGATGTCTGGCGTCAGGAAGCTTTCCAGGTTGGCGTTGTTCAGCAGGTCGCCCGCCCGCTGGCTGAACGCGTAGTGGTCGAGCGGTGCCGCGCGACCCGCGGAGTCGCGCGCCTGGCCGTACAGGGCGTTGATGATGCCCTGCTCCTGCGCATCCCGGCCGGCCAGCGCGCCCATGATTGTCTGCGCGCCCGCGATCGGATCGGCGGCGGCACCCGCCCCCAGGCCGTTCAGTCCGCTGATCAGCGCGCTGTTGTTCGCGTTCTGCGTCTGCCCGAGTTGCTGCGCCACCGGGTCCTTGCTGTTGATTCCCAGCTTAGCCAGGTTCTTCTGCTGGGAGACGATTGCAGGGTCCAGCGTCAGGCCGGCCGCCGTCGGCGTTGCGCCGGTCAGGCGGTAGTCGGCGAGGCGCCGGATGGCATCGGGTGACAGCACGCCCCTGGATCGGTAGGCTGCGGCGACGTCGTTGCGGATGCCGCTGGCGATGTTCGCCGGCAAATCGCCCAGCGTCAGGCCCGAGTTCTGCAGCGCGTTGTTGATCGTGATGTCAACCTGTTGCGGCATGGCCGGCTTCGGCATGGCGAGACGGGTCGCGGCGCCGGCGGCGCGCTGAACGCCGCCCACGGCTGCAGGCGCGGCCAGGCCGCCGGCTACCGATGCCACCAACTGCGTCACGTCGTTGCCGCCGGTCTCCCGCGCGTAGCCGCCCGCCGCCCCAGCGCCCGCAGCGGAGACAAGCTGCTGCGTCGGGTTTGCTGCCAGCGTGCGCGCCACGGCCTGCGTTACGCCGGTCGTGTTTCTCGCCGCTGCGGCGCCGGCACCGACCGGCACCGCGATGCCAGCCATCGTGCGCGCAACATCGCCGACCATGCGCTCCCGCGCGCTCTTCGGCTGCGGCAGGCCCAGCTCGTCGGCCAGCAAGGCGCCGCCGCCGGGCTGCGAGTTCACGCCGACGGCATTCAGGCTGGCGCGGATCGGCGTGGCCAGGAAGTCGAGCGCGTTGCCGACGCCTTCCAGTCCGTAGCGCGCGGTCAGTCCCAGCTGGCGCGGCATGTCGGACACGGCGTCATTCAGCTGCTGGCCGAAGGGCTTCGCCTGCGGCGCCGGCGCATTGTCAGGCAGCAGCGTGTACGTGCCCTTGGCCGGCTGGCCGCTGTCATCGAGCAGGGTATATCCCATGCATCACTCCTTGATCCACTTGGTACCGTCGGAACGGTAGATGGTGCCATTGTCGGCGCGCATGCGCTTGCCGGCGAACTGCACCGCGGCGGGCAGCATGTTGAACGTCTGGCCGGCTGCCGGCGCGGGAGGCTTGGCAGCGGCCGGTGCTTGCGCATCCGGCTGGTAGTTGCGCGGGTCAGCCTGGCTGCTGAACTGCTTCTGCGCACCGTAATAGCCCTGCACGTCGTTGTTCATCTTGAACGGCAGCAGGTTGTTGTACTGCGCCTGGCGCATGCGCACCTGACCGGCCACCTCGTCCGCCGCCTTCGCGATCGCCTCGGGCTGCATGTGGCTGTTCGGGTTCGCAGCCTGGGCCAGCGACTGCAGCGCATCCGAGCCGCCGCCGCCCGCGCCGAGGCGCATGTTGATCGCCAACATGTTCGCGTTCTTGTTCAGCAGGTCAGTCGCCGTGGCGAGATCCTTCTGCTTCTGGAATCCACCCAGCGTCAGCAGGCCGTTCATGTAGGCGAGCTTATCGGCGCTGTTGCCGGTGATCGCGGCCGGCGCCAGCTTCTTGATGTTGTCGAGCAGGGCCAGCGTGACCGGCGCCTGCTTGTTTGCCGCGTACAGGTCGGCGAAGTCGTTGTTCATCGTGTCGACGTTGCCCTCAACCGACTTCTGGAAGCCAGGCGCCAAGCTCGGGCGAACAATCGAGGTGCCCGGGGTCGAACCAGGGCGCAGGCTGAATTGTTCTTCAGCCTGTTTATAGAACGCCTTTTTTTGCTCCGGGCTCATGTGGGTAACATCGAATCCCGGTTGGCCGGGCATGGGCTGTCGCGGCCCCGGCATCGGCTGGCCACCGCCCGCTGCCGCGAACTTGTTGGTGAATACCGGGTTGCCTTGCTCATCGTAGCCCGCAATGGGCTCGGCCTGGTTGCCGCCCGCGCGCTCGGCATAGGCATTGATCTGCTCGACGCCAGCTGCGCCCGTCAGCGGCGACACGCCGACCACCTTGCCGCCCACGATCTGCGGCACGGCGTTCTTCGGGATGATCGGCGCCATGGCGGCAATCGAGCCGTCCGGGTAGTACATCGGCGCGCCGGCGCGGCCGGCCTGCAGCGGGATGTTGTTCTGCTTGGCGATCTGCTGCTGCATGATCTGGCGGCCAAGGGTCGAGTTCGGATCGATGCCGGCCTGCTCGAGCAGCCTGGTGAAGTCGGTTGGCTTCGCGCGATCATTGATCCATTCGCCCATCTTCGCGCCGTTGTTGAACGCCAAGTCGGCCGCAATGGCCGCCGACGGCACGCCGCCGAAACCTGGCACGCCGACAGCGGCCGGCGACGGGACGCCTTGCTGCGCGAGATCCGCCGGCGCGAAGAACCCAGGCGTGGCGATCGTGCGGCCGTCCGAATCGGTACTGCCCATCGGTAGCGACTGCGGCGCCTGGTGCGGCTGCTGACCCTGCTGCGACTGGCTGTCCATGTTCGCGGCCAGGAAGTTGTTGATCAGCTCGTTCTTGCGCGTGGCTTGCGCGACCTGCTGCTGGAGCATCTGCATCTGCATCTGCTCCTTCTGACGGTCCAAGCCTTGCTGCTGCCCCTGTTGGTAGCCGCCCAGGCCCGCGCCCAGCACCTGGCCGAAGCTATGCGGCATCAGGGATGGGCCGGAAGCGTTGAGCATGCCAGCCGCGGCGGCGAGCAGCCCCTGCTGCTGCGGGTCATCGCTGCTGAACATATCGAGTAATCCTGGCATGTCTTCTCCTTATCCGGGCCAGCCCGGCAGATTGGGCATCTGGAAATTGCCGAACTGCGATTGGTTCACCAGGTTGCCGGCAGAGCCATTTGACGCATTCATCGTTGCATTCAAGTTCGTGCCGCCTAGCCCGCTAAACAGGTTTCCAGCAAGTTGGCTTCCGAGCATCGCGCCGCCCAGTACGTTGCCAGCTGTGTTCTGGTAAATGGGCTGGCTGGTGGTCGAGGACTGGTTCAGGCCCAGGTATGGCGCCAACAGCCCGTTGACTTGGGTTGCCCGGTTGATGCCGTAGTTCTGGTCATTCTGCGCGGTGCCATATGCCGAACCGCTCAATCCGCCGAGCAGGCCCGCGCCGCCCAGCGCCGCGCCGTTGTTTTGCGCATTGGTCGTGAGCTGCGCGCCTTGGTTCGCCAGATTCGTCTGTTGGTTGAAGCCCGCATTGGCCAGGCCCGCCTGCTGGGCCAGCCCGGCGTTCGTCTTGCTGGCGTCGAACATGTTCCCGACGTTCATGAACTCGGCCGCGTTCTTCGTGTTCGCGTCCTGGCTGGCGACGCCGTACTGCTGCGCGCCCAGGCCTTGTGTCGCTGCCAGCGCGCGGTCCTGGCCCTGCTGGTAGGCATTCGCGGCCTGCGCAGTGGTGTTTGCGCTGTTGGTCGCGGCGAGCTGGCTGTTCGCGTTGTTGAGCTGGTTCGTGTAGTCGCTGATCGCCAGTCCCTGCGCCACGCCCTGGCGCGAGCCGCCGTACTGGCCGGCGAGCACGGCGTTCTGGCTGATCCCGGGCAGCACGCTACGCTGCAGCGTGTTCGTCAGGTTGGCCACGTTCGTGTTGAAGCCGGCATTTGTCGCGCCCACCGCGGCATTCATCGATTTGTTCAGCGCCGTCGTGTCGCCGCCGCTCAGCAGGTTCTGATAGCTGCCGGTCAGGTCGATGTTGTTTTGCGCCGGCGCCTGCACCTGGTTGCCGGAAGCGTAGGCCGGCAGTGCGGCGCTGGCTGACGTCATGCCCGCGGCGGCCGAGGTGGGGGCCTGCTGCCCAGCCATCAGCCCGGTGGCCGCGCCATGGATTGCGCCCATATCCTGCGAACCGTAGTTGGTCAGGTAGTCGCCAGCGGCCTGGCCGTAGTTCTGCAGCGGCTGCGACTGCGGCGTGTTCAGCATGCCCTGGTACTGGCTGAGCAGGCCGTCGTTGCCGTTCTGGCCGAATACGATATTGCCGACGCGCGGGTCGAGCTGGTTTTGCTGCGTGCTGGTGGCGGTGCCCGATTGCTTGCTTCCTCGGGTGGCCGAGTATGCGCCAAGGGCGGCCGAGCCGAGGCCAGCGATTGCGGTAGCGGAAAGTCCGAAAGCCATTATTTGCTCTCCAGTTCAGTAAAGGGGGTGGCGCCCAGCGCGAGCTGGCGGGTTTGCAGGCGGTCGCTTTCCTCGACCAGTTCGTCCTCGATCGCTTCGATGTCGGTCAGGTCGGTGTGGCAGATCGTCGTCCAGGCCGTGGGCGCGTGCGCGACTCCCGCGCGCTTGCTTCCGGCCTTGGTCGGCAGCACGTGGTAACCGGTCAGGCGCACCGGGCCCTGATCGGTCGTCACCGTGATGTCGCCGATCACGACGTTCACGTGGTCTTTCTTGTGGGTCGCGCCCGTCAGCACCGTGCCGGCCGGGATGTGGATCGTGCGAGCGTAGACCCCGCCTGACAGTACGTGCTCAGTGCGCAGGTCGGTCTGCGGCTGCGCGAGCACCTCCGCTTCAAGCCGCTCAATCGCGCGCCTATCGGTCAGTTCGTTCATGGTTTTCCTTCTCAGCCGAGTGACTTCCAAGTGCTCGTCGGTTGGTCGTAGAAATAGACGCCTCGCGTACCGCCCGGCGCGATCGTGCCGTCCAGGTAGCGCACATCGCCGTCGCGCGGCTTGGCCGGCGCCACGTAGGCGCGGTCAAGATGCCCGGCCGCCAGCGCGGCGACGACTGTCGCCAGGCGCACCTCGAGCTCGCGCACGTAGCGCGGCAACTGCGCTGGGTCGTCAGGGACGTTGCCCGGCTGGTAGCTAGTCGTGTTGCTGTTGGGCGGTCGCATCAGAACTCCCCGGCGTCATCGACATCGACGCTGAAGCCGTCCAGGCGCCACGAGTAGGCCGAGCCGGTCTCGAAGCGGATCGCCAGATAGCGGCCGGACTGGAAAACATCGATCTTGGTCGTGCTGCCGATCGTGAACGGCAGCGCATCACCCCAGGCCGGCTCACCATCCGGGGTGTCCGAGTAGCCGAGCCGCACCATCACCGTGCCGCCCTTGTTGCCGCTGATGCGTGGACGCACGCAACTGATCTCCTTGATCCGCTCGGGTGCATCGAAGTGCAGGCCGCGCCGCTCGAGCCATGCGTCCGGCAGGGCGCCGTCGAACGATGCCGAGGCGTCGAGCAGATAGAGTCTGTTGTCCGCACTGCCCATCATCACGCGCGCAGTATCGGGGGTGTAATCCGGACCGTTCCACGCGGTGAGGTCGGTGTCCCACGGGGCCGCATCCTGATTCCAGTTGCCGGCCAGCGAGTTGTCAACCGGGCCGTAGGCCGCGTGCGTGACGTCCGGCAGGCTCCGGAAGGTCACCGTTCCGTCGACGTAGTTGTAGACAAGGGCGGTGTCGCACCAGGTCGCGCCGATCGACGGGTAGGCGACGAGGATTTCGTTCAAAAAGGGGTTTTTGAAGACGAACACCTTGCCCCGGTTGGCGACATCGATCGACTGGAAAAAGAAGCGACGCGCCTTCTTGTCGAGCACTGACCGCGCACTGAAGCCGTCATGGATCACGATGTCCGAACCTGTCACGGCGAAGTGCATGTTCTGCATGTCGGCGTCGAAGTCGACCGCGCAATTCATGTTTAGCAGCCCGCTCATGCCCGACACCTTGCGGCTCTTGAGTACGAACACACCGCCGATGTAGTCCAGCGCCCAGGTCGAGCTCTCCTTGTAGACGATGAAGCTGTCCTTCAGGCCCAGGCCGTCCACGATCGGGTCCTGTCCCTCGGCCAGGTCGAACTCGCCAGCGTCGTGCGTCGGGTCGGCTGCGTCCCAAGTCAAGGGCAGCGCGCCGGGATCCGCCTCGGTCGACCACTTCACCATGTATGGGAAGCGCGCTCCGGCCTTGGTGACGTCGAGCGCGATTAGCAGGCTCTTGTACTGGCGCAGCACCTTGCACGACGTGTTCGCCGGCCAGGCCGGGAGATCGGCAAACTTGTGCGTCAGGTTCTGGTCCCAGTACATCGGCGCTTTGCCGTCGTCCGCGTTCAGCACCGGCACGCCGCCGAACACGCAGCCCGACCACGCATTGACAGCGCCGGTGCGCGGCGTCGCGTGCGTGATGTCCGTGTGCACCGATGATCCGGAAGCGTTCGACACCGCAAACACGTTGGCCGCCGTCGCATACAGCCAGTACCGCTGACCGCTGACGTTCGCCTGCATCAGGTACTGCGGCGCCGCGCTCGGGCTGTTGTAGACCTGGCCGTGCCCGAGGAACTGCAGCGCCGCGCCGTCGAGGAAGCGGACGTTGCTGGCGTCAGACCACGCACCCGGCGGCAGCTCGGAGGCGGCAATGTCCTTGATGACGCCAACCGTGCCCGGAGTGTTGAATTTGATGTTGGGCATGCGCCCTCACTGGTAATAGGTGATGGTCAGCGAGCCACCGGTTGGGACCACGATGCTGTAGCTCGCCCCCGGGGTGACGATCAGGTTCGTGAGCGTCGTCACATTGGCCCCGCCGCCTGTACCGCCCGGGAAGCTGCGACCGAACGCGGTAGTTGGCGCGCCGGTCGTGGGATCGGTTGCCGGGGTGCCTGGTGTGGTCGTCGTCGTGGTCTGCGTTTCCGGAGCGTGGTAGTCCTCGGCTCCGCTATACACCGTGCTGTCAGATTCGCTGTACGTGACGTAATTGTCATAGTACGCAGTGCCGCCCGGTGGCCAGCCATCGGTATAGCCTTCGTCAACGGTATCGTTGCCAGTCCCGTCACGGCGAATCAGGAAACGGTAGTTGTGCGTCACCTGCTTGCTGGTCGTCGTGGTCGTGTCCGGCGTGCCAGGGTCGCCCGGCGCTCCTGCGGCACCGTAGCCGCTGGCCGAATCGATGCGGCTGGTGGTGGTCGGAGCGGTCCATGTGGTAGTCCCGATCGGGAATGTTTTCGTGACCTGAACCCGGCGCCGGCCGCAGATGACAGCCTGCACAGCCGGGTTCATGCCGCCTTCCCGTAAATCACGCCGTCGCCGTGCGAGAACAGAGCAAAGAAGCCTTCGCCGCTGCTCGGGAACGTGATGCCAGACGCGCTGAAATTGGTCGTCGTCGTGCCGTCGGATTTGACCCACGTGATGCCGGTGGTGGTCAGTGCGTGCGCACCAAGGCCGAAGCCGCGCACCAGAATCGAGGCGAAGCGGCCGGCAGGGAAGCCGGTCGCGGACAGCGTAAAGTCGCCAGTCGAGGTGATCGTTTGGCCCTCGCCGTCGGCGAAGCTCACCACTTGCGCGGTGGTGCCGCTGCTGCCCTTGTCCTTGGCCGGTGCCCCGCGGCCGTCGAGTGCGATCCATTGGCCGGTCGCCCCGGTGGAGCTGAATACCTTGCCGGCGTTCGCCGGATTGTTCACGCCCGGCACGCTGCCGCTGATCACCAGCTGGTCGACGTAGTTCTGCGTGACGTTGTCGAGCCGGAAGGCGCTGCCATCGTAGAACGTGCTGTAGAAGCGCCCGGCGGTCAGGTCGCCGGCCACCAGCGGCGCGCCCGCCACCGACAGAATGGGCTTGGCGCCCAGGCCCGAAATGTTCAAGGTCGCCGCACCGGTGTTATCCGCAGTCGGCACGAACACAGCCAGCATGCGCGACACGTAGCCGGGCAGGGCGTCGGCCGGCGTCAGCGTGTAGGCGTTCGCTGCGCCGCCGTCAGTGCCGGTGACGAGGATCGCGCCGACGAAGCCGGGGAAGCTGTTCTGCAGCGCCTTCTTGATGTTGCGCGCGTGGTCGTCGCCTTCGCTCTTCGGGTCGCCGCCGCCAGGGCGTGACGGGTCGAGGTCGCCAATATAGGTGACAGTTTCAACAGCCATATGGAGTCCTTACGGGGTGGTGGTATCGGAGCGGACGACCATCGGGCCGGCCGCATTCCAGTCTTGTGCGTTCAGCGCCTGAACTGCTGCCGCGTACTTCTGCTCCCAGATCGCCAGCTTTTCAGCGTTTCCGACCCAGATCAGGGCCTCACACAT